GCGGCTGTCAGATAAGGAGCCGTAACTGTTGTTAGCATTAACGACGTTGCCGCTATCTCGTATAGCCAGCTTTTGAGCAACACCATGAATATCACAACGCAGGTGGTCATATGTGGAGTTAGTGGTGTTAGTATTTGACCCAAGCAACAAAACAATACTGGTGAAAGAACTGCTAGTGTTTCGTATATCGGCGGCAAACTCACCTGAGGCAGAAGTTCCTGCAAAAAGTGCTGAACTGTTGATATCGCTTGCGCCAATCATAAAGCGGCCACTGGCGTCGAGCCTTGCTCTCTCACTACCCCCAGTGAAGAACTGAATTACGTCAGAACCCGGAAAGTCAATTGTGGTGTTGGTGTCATCAGAACGCCCGATAGTGTTGGTCATTACCTGACCATTAAATATTGCGTTGCCACCGCTTGCAATAGTCATACGGTTTACGTCATTTGTCATAAACGCCAAATCGTGATTGGACGCATTGCCAATAACAGAACTTGTGTCGCCGACAAGGATGTCAGTTTTTACGCTATTTGTTGTGTCCTCAAGACGCAGACGTGCGCTTGAAGCTGCACTAATGTGAACCATTGAATCGGGCGAATTAGTGCCGATGCCAATTCGGTCATTACCCGCATCAACAACAAGCATATTAGCGTTGCCGTTTGACTCAACACGGAAGTCGCTGTCGATGCTGTCTTCGTTAAATACAGTTTCCGATGGACCGATAGCCATACGGCTGCGATTAGTGCCATCCACAGTTGTTAAAAGTAACAGTTGTCCATCTTCTGTACCGTCAGTTACATCGCCAGCCTTCGCATGAATACGAGCGTATGTGACTTCTTCGCTGGCATCGTTCTCGCCAATAAAATTAAATCTGCCCAGATTGTCGCCGTCAGCAGGACTGCTGCTATCGCGGTGCATTTTAATTAGCGGACCAGCCGAAGCATCTGCATCTGTAGATTTAAATATAAGCTGCTCTGTATTATCCGCAGTCGTAATCGTCTGACCGCCGGTTAACAGGTCTGCTAGTTCTCTGGCTCTGCTCATGATCCTGACTCCAATGCTGCGACCTTGGTTTCGAGTGTCTCAATGCGGGTCATGGCTTCCTGCAAGGCTTTGATAGCCTTCATGTACAACACACTGTATTTGACTGACTTACGAACTTCGTTGTCAGGGTTAGCATCAACATCAAACCATTCAGCTTCACTAATTAACCCGTCCATACCAGCAGTTTCTAATTCTTGGGCGACCACACCAATTTGAGTTAGTCCACTGCCTATAAAATTGAACTTGCGAACTTGTAATGCCTTAATGTCATCCCACTGACTGGCTGCATCAACGATGTTTTCTTTCATCCGTTGATCTGAAAGTTGTCCATAACTATTGTTTGAGTTTAAAACATCTCCGCTATCCATGACCGCCATCTTGTTAGCAACGCCGTGAATTGAGCAGCGGAAATGATTATAACTTTGATTGGTTGTGTTTCGTGATGTTGAAACTTGCAGGGTAGGGTTACTCATGCTTGCGTTAGTGTTGTGAATAAACCCAGCGTGTCGATTGTTAGGCTCTGACACATGGATTCTACCGCTGGCTGATGCAGCCGAAATACCAACACCTAAGGAGCCAGAGTCTAAACTCATTTTTTCAGAGAAAGATGTTGCACCAGCAGAAAACGACAAGGCGCTATTGCTATCTGTTTTGATTGCACCAAAACCAGAATTTCCGGTGTAGCGAAAAGTTACTTGACCGCCAGAACTGTCACCTACCTCTACACCTGTGCTGGTGGTTTCGAATTTCTGCGCGTTATTATGGAAAAGTTTGACTGCACCACCAGTTATGAACTGCGCTTTAGTTGTGGTGACGGCAGCGTTGGTTAGTGCAATCGTGCTGTCTGCCCCAATGTAAAGACTGCCACTACCATGTTCTTGAATGTAACTATCAGCACCATCGTGATAAATATGGAGGTCATTACCAGTGCCCCACTTTGCTTTGATGTTATCGGCAACGCTAATGTCAGCAGAGGTTGAGAGTCCGTCTGTGGTGATTACGCCGGTTACATCCACCCCTGTGCTGGTTGTGGCAAATTTCTTGCTGTTGTCGTGATATAAATCTACGGAGCCATCCGGAATGAACTGCGCCATAGTTTCATTAAGATTTTTTTGCAGAGCAATATATGCACCTTGAGTGGTTATAAGTAATTGCCCTGTAGCTGTATCTTGAATGTAACTGTTAGAACCGTCGTGATAAATCTGTAGGTCATTACCAGCACCAAACTGCGCCTTGTCGTTATCGCCAAAGTTAGCACCAGCATCAAATGTCACCGCACCAGCAAACGTACCGCCGTTTGTCTTTGACACCATGTCTGCCGTAGTGAATGACTTGAAAGCATAGATGTTCACTACGTCATTGGCGGCAGCACCAGTAGCCAGTACGACGCTTGTGCCGTTTGTGGCTGTAAAGTCTGATGGATCAAGAACGATGCCGTTCATCACCACTTGCAGATTGTCCACTGTGTAGGACAGCGTGGCACTGTTATCGTCACTGCCGCTAAATGTCGTCTGGTTTGATGTCGCTGTGTATTCGTACAGGATCAGCGAGACATTGCCAGCACTGGTGGCGGCAATCCAATTTGCGCCGTCGTAGACCCGCATCTCGTTTGCGGTGCTGTTGAAGTACAGCGCACCGGCAACCAAAGCATCACCGTCATTATCAACTGTCGGATTGCTCGTCTTGCTGCCGAGATAGGTGTCATCAAAGTTGTCAAACGCAGAAGCTGCAGACGCAGCGCTAGCCGCAGCAGAGGTCTGTGATGCAGCCGCAGCCGTGGCAGACGATGCAGCATTGGTGGCACTGGTCGATGCTTCAGATGCCTTGGTCGTCGCCGTAGACGCACTGGTTGCTGCATTTGTTGCGCTTGTAGCCGCCTCAGACGCCTTTGTGGTGGCTGTTGACGCAGATGTAGCCGCGTTAGTTTCACTGGTCCCGGCAGCAGTCTCAGAGGCCGCAGCAGCAGTAGCGCTTGCAGCAGCAGCAGTAGCCGATGTCGCTGCATTTGTTTGGCTGGTTGCCGCGTTGGTAGCCGATGTGGACGCTTCTGACGCCTTTGTTGTAGCAGTTGTAGCGCTAGATGCAGCATTTGTTGCGCTTGTGGACGCTTCAGAGGCTTTGGTAGTGGCCGTTGTAGCTGATGTTGCCGCGTTAGTCTCAGATGTTGCCGCAGCGGTTTCACTTGCCGCCGCCGCCGTTGCACTTGAAGCTGCCGCCGTGGCTGATGACGCCGCCGCTGTTGCACTTGTAGTGGCAGTCGCAGCATCAACAATCAGGTCATACTTTGCGCTGTTTGCGTTAGTGGTGAGCGGCTGTGCGCCAGAGCTTGTGTGCGCAGCATTCACAATAAAGATGTTGTTGGTACTGGTGTCCTTGACTAAATCACGAACCTGATAAGCTGTTGATGCAGCCCAGTTGCCACGGAAGGTGCCTATCTCTTGTGTTACTTGGATCTCGCCGCTGCTATCAAACGCAAGAACCTTGTTTGCACGGTCAGTTGCCCCAACAGTAAACTCTGTTGAAGTCATTGTATTTGTACGAGAAATCTTGATAGCGCGGTCTAATTCTTCTTGCTGTTCTTGTGCAAGAAATGTCAGCTTGTCTAGCGCATCTTCATGGGTGGCAGCAGGGAACGGATCGTTAGCCACATAATCTGTAGTCTGCGTCTGCGCAGATGTACGGCGTAACACTACAGTTTCCCCACTGGCCGGTATGTTGCCGCCAGTGAAAACTACGTTGCCGCCAGATGCGTTGCCAACATTTGTTACGGTGTAGTGAGTAGTCTTAGTCTTAACAGTTTCTGTGCCTGTCGCATCTGTGCGAATGATAACGGTGATATCGTCATCATCAAATATCTTGAAGCCATAAGCAAAGGTGTCATTAGAACCATTGCCAGAATAGCTGTTCTTGGTAGTGGTGCTGCTAACCGTCATGTCTTTGCTCCAATCTGCTTCAATCTACCAGAAAACGCCGTTATCTTCCAGATCGTTCTGGAAATTGCTCTGCAAAGTAACGATGCACATTTGCAATCCCTGTTACGTTTTGAAATGGCAACAACGTCAGCAATGCTCTAGCCCTGCCTTCTGTCATCTCTTCATTGCTGAAAGGACTAACTGTGCGAGTGGCCCGTGCGGCACCATGATACAACTGATTAAATGCTTGCACTGTTGGGACACCGCTCAAAAAGTTTTGCGACAAACCCGATGTTCTATATGAAAAGATAGGGTCATCAGACACAAAATAAGCCACGCTGTCTACAGTTCCCGGTATAAATGCAGACCAGCTTGAACGTGAAAATCCGGCTTTCGCTACATCAAGAACAGACAAGTTTTCTTCTGCATATTTTTTGCGTTCTTTGTCATTCATGCCAATCATTTTAACATTTTGCTGCGCAAAATAAGCTGCACCAGCGGTCATTGCAGAAAAAGTCATAGCCAAGTATGCACGCGTATCATTCATTTGCAAATTATGCATTAACTGCTTTGAATGAGATACGATTTGAAATGTCCGAAACTGACTAATTACCTGCCCCCAAGGCTTAGTCATAAACAATGACAGGTTGCCAACGTCGTTCTGCTGAATTGTTCTGCGCGTCCATCGCGCTAAAGCCACACCAAAAGCTTCTCTGGCGTCTGGGTCCCAATTTTCTAAGTTTAGTTCACGCAACTTTTTGTTACGGAACAACCCAGATTTTTGGACCTTTGCATGCTCTTTGATGTTTTTAAACACCAATTTAGCTGTATCGTCGTCAAGACCTAACGAGTTAAGTCGTTTCAAACTAAGACTAGCGTTTTCGTAGGCAAGATCTGACAAAGTTTGAGCAACAACTCTAGCAGTGCCACGCTCCAACATAAGTGTAATTGGTGCCATGCCAGATACATCTGCTTGCAATCTTTTCAGTTGATCTGTGCGCAACTGCGCTTTGCCCAAAGCGCGTCCTAACTTGCCACCACCAATGACAGCGCCTGTTTCCATGTAATCAAGGCGATTAATCATTTGCTGGATCATACGGTCAGAACCAGTGCCATAAAAAGCCTCAATGTCTCTTAGTACAGGATCAGACAACTGACCATCTCTAGCACGCTTCAACATGCTTCTATACTCAGGCATTACTTGCAGCATGCCTTTCAAACCATTGACATTATAAGCGTTGCCAATTTCTGCAAACTGTGCCCATCCAACCTGACCCATTAATCGCAAAAAGTTATAATCTTGCACTAAACGAGTAATTTTCATGTAAGTGGCATTTGGATCGTACTGTGGGCTGGGGCGACGGCCTAGCAGCAAATTGTACATAACCTGTGATATCTCTGATTCTTTGTCAGTGGCACCGCGGGATATGTTGTTGGCCTCTGCATATGCGCGACCTTCATTTATCATCTTATTAAAATCAGTCTCTGACTTGATGCCTTTCTTTGCCAAGGCAATTCGACCAGCCATTTCGCTTGCATACATCGTGAACACCTGTTCTGCATCACGATCTTGCAACTCTTTGAGAGACAGTGTTTGTCCACCAAACTCAATCTCTGTTTCCATATCAAAGCGCAGCCTAGCCTTTGCACGCGCTGGCACACCACGCTCTGTTTGCTCAAACAAACCAAGAAGATTGTCTACATCTGCTTCGCTAAACTCTTCATATCTGCCTGTTTGCGCGTTTATTTTGCCAAACTTTTCTTCAAGCATGATTTGCTTCAAAGTTTCACGACTATCAGCCGTAAACAATCTGGTGAACCCACTATCTATACCAGCGACATCAGAGCGGATTTTATCAAGCATAACACGCGCAATCTGATCTGCCGCGTCGTCTGACAGGTCTGTAGAGCCGTTAATTAAGCCTTGTCTCAACAAACCATGCACAGCGTTGTCGCCGTACTTTTGATACATTTCTTGGATCTTAAACTTGTTCCACCTGTGAGTGAAATAGGTCAGATTTTTTGGAATAGTTTCAAAGCCCTGAACGCCAGCGCGTTGTGCTTGGTCAAGCAAATCAGCGTATAATTCAGCGTTTTTTTGCGCCATGCGCTTTACAGCAGGGTGATGCGGCAAGTCTGGACGCTCAATCGCATCTGCTACCAACTCACCGAAAGCGCGTCGGTTTGTAAGTCTGTACTTACGCAAAATACCTTTCGTTGATGACTTTACCCAAACGCCATATTCTTGGTTGTAGGTTTGGTAGAACCTAGCAAATGTACCTTTCATGATGTTGGTTTTCAAAATGTCTGCGGTTGACTCAATACGAGCCTTGCCACCATCCCTTACGCCAACAGCATCTTCACCTAAAATTTGTCCCAAACGATTAAACATAGGATTTTTTGATGCAAGCAATCGGCCAACCATGTCGATACGCGCAATGCCCCACATCGATTCTTGGGTTACAATGTCATCATCCAAATCATCAACACCGTTACGCAAGGGCTTAATCACAGCAGATGGACTGAGAGGATTTGTTGCTGCGCCAACACTTGTGTCGCCTGTTAAAAATGCTTTTGCAGCGGCAGCAGCATCCTGTTCTTGCGCTTGTGTTATAGCGTCTAAATGATTTTCATGCGCTTGAATGGTCGGATCTTGATCTTTGGTGCGCTTGCCAAAGGGTATAGCGCCGATACCGCCACCCAAAAGCAAACCAGCAGTAGCTGAATACAACACATCATACTCATCGCGTGTTGCACTTTGACTCGCAATGTAGCCTTCAATAGCTGCGTTACTGGCTGCGCCAGCAGCAGCGCCGCGAATGATCCTAGCTAGTCGTGTAGCTTTCCCGCCCCAAATCAAAGGTGCCGCTACGCCTTCTGTAGCTACTGTTACTCCAATGGCAACAGGGTCAGCGATATTTAGGGCAATTCGCATTGGCACGCCAGACCAGCCCCAAGACGCCATTTTTTCTTCATTCTTAAGAGACTGTAGGACATACTCGCGTGTTGCACGCGCATGCCCCAAGCTGACCGTATCTTCAAGGTAATCGTGATAGTCTTGCGGTATGCCTTCTGTTAGTTCTGCATACAACTCTTCGTTCAGAGCGTCTGCCCAACCGTCATCAGGCGCAAACTCTTCCTTATCTTCCATGAAGTAAGAAAGCATTTGATCTTCTTCTAAACTAGCAGAAGCAAACTCAAAAAAAGACGCCGCTTGCTCTTGATCCGCAGCAGCAGCAGCCTCCGCTCTCTCTATGTCCTGTAAAGCTAGGCCCGGTGTAGGCGTAAGAGTCAGACGATTTTTATCTTCTTGGATCATTATGGCATTCTCGGCTGGCCGGTGAACGGATCAATGTCTTTCGCTATTTCTGCTGCGCTTGGCCCTGTCGCACTTCGTATACCAGCCTTCGCACCAGCCAGACCTTCTGCTGCCGCCTCTCCAGCAGCGCGTTTGTTTGCCTCTTCAACAAGATTACGCGCTTCCGTAAGGTTAAATAGATTTGATGTTCCAGTCATTGGGTATCCGCCGTTACGCACAATACGCCATACATCTACAGAACCCTGTACGTTCATAATAGAAAGTTCTTCTGGTTCGATTGTAAGATTAGGGTTCTCTTGAAGGAATTCATCTACCAATACGTCGCGTATTTGCTGCAAATTGTCTGGAAACTTTTGAACATCAGGAATGCGCACTAAGACATTGCCAACATTGATGTGGGTGCGGAAAAAATCATCCGATGCTTGAGTCAGAGCTGCTTCTGGTTCAATTCCTAGTTTTATATATTCCTTGGTCAGATTGCCCACGACAGTTGTAATGTGCGGGATGTTTTCTGGCATTTGCACATTTTCGCCATCAGTCAGTGAGTTCCAAGCACTCCTAAACCAGCCCTGTTGGTATAATTCTGCGCCTTGAACATTTACTTGGTCTGCAACAGCTTCATAAGACAGGTTAATGTCTGTGTCTTGACGTTGAGTTTTGATAATTGACAAGGCCATTTCTGGCGAATGTATGCTGGTTAATGTTTTCCAACTATTCCAAAACACTCTGTCTTTAGACTTGATGTGATTATCGAAAACGCCTTCTCTGCCTTGCAAAGATATAGCGTTAAAAATCTGCAATGCACTTGCAACATCTTCAGATATTTCGGTTACAGACGGATCCATAAGTCTGTTTTTGGCGGCACCCAGCAACCCTGTCCATTGCTTAAACTCAGCATCATTGTCAGATAGCAAATTGATTTGCTCTGCTAGTTCGTCACGTTGCGATAGAGCAACCCCAATCGCAGCTTGCCTCTCATCTTCTGTAAGACCAATGTCTTGAATATTTATGCGACCTTGGTTGACTAAATCTACACCAGTCTGCATTTTAGCGGCGTCAACTAACGCCTTGCTCATGTCACCACGGATTGTTGCTACTCGATTGGCAATTCCATTTGCCTTATCGCCTAAAGCGCCAGCATCACGCACAAACGCATCATTCCCAGCGATAGGTTGCTGCAACAAAGCATCTACGCTGTCTAACATGCGGTTCACTTCATCTTGCTCAAAAGGCCCACTAGCGACCATCCTAGCGGCTTCTTGCTGTATTTGTTGCGCGGTTTCTACAAGTATTGCGTCTACGTCACTTTTGTCTTTGCCAGTTCTGTTTAAAAAATCCTGACCATAGTAACTTGCCGCATCTTGAATAGTATCAATGACAGAGTTGCCGCCGCTGACGTAAGACATGATTGTGCTAACCATGACCTGACCAACATTATCATCAATGTCTTTAAATCTGCGCGGTATAAGAGTGTCTACAAAAGACTGCCTAACGCTAGGTTTTACAGCACCAAAATCCATGATGACTTCTTCGCCATCTTCATTGGTGCCTACATAAACATCACCATTCCTAGCGCTTTCCCTCAAAAGATCTTGATCGTCAAAATTAACATTCAAGGCTTGCAAATCCCCGATCAAACCTTGATAAGCCTCTTGAGAAAGCTGATTGCGCCTTGTGTTAATTCTGTTTTGCAGGGTTGCCTGTGAATTTGGCCCAAGCACTTGTGACTTTAGAATATCTTGAGATATTTCATCTAACTGTTCACTTGTTGATGCCGCTAAAACACGCTTATCAATGTCACCAGTTTCAAAAGCAACCCTTACAGATTGCACTGAGTACCGGGTGTTTAAGCCATCTCTTTCAGCTTTTAAGATGTCAGCTTCAATCTCGGTGAATAAACGCTTACGTTCTGGATGGTTTGGCGGATAAAGTTGCGCCTGACCAATCATTGTCGATATGCTATCTCGTGCCGTTTGTGTCCTTACAACCTGACCACGCGCAAAGGCTTCTTGTGAACCCCTGTCGGATTGCTGAACAAAAGTAGGTATCAGCCTACCCTTGATGTCCCGCTTTTGATTATCTGTTAAATCATTACGCGCATCAATGTCCGCAACAAATCTGTTTGTAAGTTCATCATGACCCGCGCGAAAACCATCTCTCGTTGTGTCTTGATTTGTGTCACGAAACTCTTGGCTTGTGCGCGAGTAGTCCATCATGCTCTCACGATAAACACGCTCAGTTTCAGCGGTTTTCTCAGCCATATTGAAGTCAAACTCAATTTGAGCCTTTTTAGCTTCAAAACGTGTCAGTTGCTCGGACATCTGCAAACCAGCCGCGCCAATGCTTTGACCGAGTTGCACAACAGCCCTGCTTGGCGCAGCAAAAGCATCTACTGACGCGCGTGGCCCAACAGATTGCGCAGTAATCTCCTGACTAGGTGCGCCAATTCTGTTGTAAAGCGGAATGCGTGGCATCTTTTTAAGCCCCTAGTTCTTTTTTGTAATAATCCTTTTGCAAGCCTAACAGGCTTTGTTGCTGATAAGCGCCAGCGTATCCACTTGCAGCATTTACCAAACTGCCCATTGCTGCCAAACGGAACCCTGCTGCCTGAGATCTACCAGTAGCACGCGCCAATGCAGCTTCAGATTCTTTGTTCATTTGCTCAATGTCGCCAGCAGTGCGAATACGCATAGCATCTTCTTCAGTAGTGAAATAAGTGTTTGCCAGTGCAAGCAATGGACTGCCGCTTATTTCTACGCCAGACTTGGCAATCGCAGTAATTTGGCTGCTAGCCAAGGCATCAGAAGCACGCCGTACAGCGACTTCTCTTGCAGTAGTTGCACGCGCAAGAAGAACAGCCTCGTTCTCTGCAAGAGTTGCATTGTAGTCGGCAGTTTGCTGCGCCGTGCGTGCAGCGGCTTGGTTGCCCTTGAACCCAAGTATGCCTGATATAGCAGTAGCACCTGCTGCAATCGTCATTGGATCCATTACATCACCCTTGCATAACGATAGTAATCTGAGCCATCAGGCCCATATTTCTTCATTATACCCTCATTTTGAAAACCAAGCCATTCTGCGAACCTTTTAGCCTTCGCATCCTTTACTGAGATGCTGGCTT